TATTTTGTAAACTCCTCAGCTAGCTCTCTTATTTGAGCTAGGGCCTTGGTCGTGTCGGCCTCGGTCGTAAACATGTCGCCATAAACACGCTTGAATTTAGCAACTTGTTCTTCAATCTTCATGAACTCTTTAGCTGCCAGTCCCCCGAAAATTGTAAGAGGAATAGTGAAACCAACCATAAGCTGGCGTCCAGCCCACTGAGTATTCTTACCAAAGTTTAGAAGGTTGGTACTTCCCTGTCTCATGACCTGGTTAAAGATTTGCTGCTTCTGGGCGGCGAGCTGGACCTTTGTCCCCAGGTTTTCTGTGTCGAGGGCTACGGGGCGGATCTTGATAGACTGTAGGGCTCCGTTGGCATCCCTCCCCATACTAATATACTGGGTCTGTAAGTCTTTTACTCTTTCGATAGCAACTCTGCTAACAGTACTAAATTCTTTACTGAACAGCTTTCCAAATGTTCTAGAGGCTCCTCCGGCATAACGGAAGTGCTGACCCATAGACAGCTTGTTTTTTTCCAGGGAATTTGTAAAGTTTTCCGTGGAAGATCGAACCCCGACCATTGAGGCCGAAAACTTGCCAGTAGCATTAACGTTGTTTACAAGGTTTTGTCTAAGCTGGCCCGATGAGGCGTTGGCAAGGGCCCCACCCTTGGCCATAGAAGTGTGAAAGGCTGAGATTCTACGTTGTAGGTCTCTAATCTGCACTAGGGCCTGTGTAGTATCTACTACAACGCCTATATTAGCTTGAACGTCAGCCATTCACTAGCACTCCTGTTATGTTGTTACTTCATAAGTTCGGCAACTTCATCAAGATTAATTCCTGAGGCTGCTTCTACAATCTTATACACACTTGGAAGGTCTATAATTTCCTCAAGCGCTTTCTTATCTCCTGCAAGCTCTGGTCCATACTGCTTTAAAGCAATCATGACACAATCAATAAGTAGGTCCATAGACTTGTCATTATCTTCTGCCACGGCGGCAAGCGTTGCGAACAGCTTCATGAACGGACGAAGAAGAGAGATTTTTAAAGGCCTCATCTTAATCTTTGTCTTTCCATCCATAAGTGTAAGTTCTGTCTCTTCATTTATTGTAGTCGTCATTCATTCCTCCCAGAACGTGTTAGTTGGTAAACTAATTATATCATAGCAAAGGCTTTAGTTTTTGAAAACTTTAGCCTTTTGTTGGGGTCTCTGCGGGCGTTGGTGCTTTTTTTGTTAGGTCTGTGTAGCTCATACCCATACCAATACCGAATCCATTCTGTTGAGCTTTTGCTCCCTGATATGAGAGAATATCGTTAGCGTTGTCAGTTTTGCCTCCACTAAATACCCTGGCTTTCATCGCTTCCCATTCGTTTTGCTTTTCCTTTCCAGACTGTTTGTCAAGATCTACTCCTTGTATTGCAGCCAAGAACTTTTTCTCTTGGTAGTCCGCTTCTCTCTTCGCCGTCAGTGTCGTCGTTAGTTCTGGCATCGATAGGGACAGCTCTAGTTGCTCATAGTCTTTCCATATGCCCAAAAGAAAAAGCTCTGACTCTAAGTGAGCCAGATCCAGGTCGTCCCAAGAGGAAGCCTTTTCGTCCGTAGCTTGTTTCTTGAGACTTTCTTTTTTTTCTGGGTTAATCTTAATACCGGCAGTGATATCCAAGATTAGGTATACCGTGGGAAGGTCTACCAACTCCTCAAACTCTTCGATTGTAGATATCATCGGATACTGTGATCTTATAGAGATAAACGCGCAGTGGGTCAGGATTGTGAGAGAGTTCTCGTCACTTTTGGAATAAGCTATAATTGAGAAAAAGTCCATGAAATTTCTTAGATACTTTATTTTTAAAGGCTTAAGCTCGACAAACTCTCCGTTCAGCAATGTTATGGTTTTGTACTCGTATATTTGTGTGGCCATGCAACCAGTATACCAAAAAAGCGATGCCCAGGTTTTATCCTGGACACCGCTTTATTTTGGTCTTTTGATTAAGAACCGGCAGGTACTGTGCGGTCAACGATCTTCCCGTAGGAAGCGCTGTCGTTAGGTAGCAAGCGGAACGAAACCTCAAACATTGTAGGCTCATCGCGCTTGGCTGATACTGTAACACTCTCAATAGATAGTGCTCGGTATGCAACATAGATACGCTCTAGGGCGTCTCCAACTGCGCAATCTCCTGTGCCTGGACCAACTGCGACCAGACCGCGCTCGACAGGGCACTCACCAATGTCGCCAGCGTTTAGATTCATAGTGATATCACCAGAACCATCAGCGGCGGACAGGTCAGCATTCTTGCCTGCGATAGCAACGAGCAAGTTCTCTAGAGTAGCTTCGGCAAAAGCTGTCTTAAGATTAACTTGCATTCCTTGCTTGTAAAGCTTTGCTACGTCAAGTAGCTGGTCAACTTGAACCTCACCAAAGTCAGGCTGGAACTCTAGGTCCAAACCGTTCATAGTGTATCCAACGTTACGGAAGGAAGCATCATCTTGGAGAGTACTCCTAAAAGATATTCCATCTTCGAACGCTGGTAGGTCAACTTCACTCAGTTCACCGTCTTCATAGGTAAACAGGGCTGCGGCACCAACAATAATGTTAGCGTTTGAACCTCGTGTATATGCCATATTTCTTCACCTCTTCTTTCATTAAAGTAGTAGGCGTGTTTCCTCGATACAATTATAGCATTCGTTTTAAAGATAATGAAAGATTACTTATGCCACATGTATTCTAAGATTAGTTTGTTGGCCGCATAGGTTCTAGCTGTAGCTAGATCAATAATATCTCTAGACTCTTCTAGATGGAATAGCTTTATTTCATAGAAATATGGTAAGAAGAACTGCTTCGAGCCAAAGGTCACAAAGGCTGTGGGCACAGAGTTTTCTGCAATAAAGGCGTTTCTCTGTGTGGTATTCATCCCCTGAGTGTAGTCTAACAGCCTTAGCTCGATCTCTCTAGGCAATACGGGTGTTGTCTGAGGGTTTGCGTTATACTTTTTCTGAATCCAATAGTTTAGATCGGTGGCCGATTCGTCTCCGTTGTCAAGTAGATCCTGAACAGCCTGACTTGTCTCAATTAGAGCCTCAATGCTTCCCGCTGTCTTGTAGAAGTAATAGAGTAGTTGCTCTACTCTACAGTGAGGAAGTGACTTGCGTCTTAGTCTAAACATTCTGTCGTATACCGCGAAAACTTCGTCGGATGATTCTGGAAACTCTTCGGTCAGAGCGTCAATGCTGGTAGGCTGGGTTGGGAAAAACTTCATAGCCCCCGAAAAGTAGTTTTGAGAATCGAACATGCTTGGAATAGTTTCTGCCAAGTAGTTATTTATAAATACGGGTGGGTAGTGAACTGCCATTATCTAGCCTCCATTGCTGAGATCCATCGGTATCCAGCGTCGTAACCTCTCGACTTGCCTCCGACTTTTGATTGTGGGAATCCTTGTGCAAACTCTGTGGGGCGCCTGAGAGCCTCTGCAATCCCTGTAGATTGAAGAAAAGACTGTTTCCAGTATGAGCTAAAGAATGTCTCCACTGTTTTCTGGAGTCCCCCAGCAACGCCAGGCCCTCCTGGGTTCCTTACCGTAACAGGGCCCTTAGTAAACACTTGCTCTCCATCATCTTCAAAGGCTAGTACGCTAGACTTGGTTGGCCTAATCGTTACGGGCACACCCTCCTCCATTATTCTTGCCTTATCATAAAAGGGAGTCTTCGATCCCTGCTGTACAGATGTAGACTGTCTAAAGGTTGCGTTTACGGACAGCCCTCCCGCTGATGCTGAATAGTTTAAATCGAAAAGTCTGGCCCCAGGTGTGCCTTCTTGGTTCCACTCATAGATGTGGTGCAAGACTGAGGGGTTCACTCTTGCATTTGAATCAATAAACTCATTAAGAAACTGCACTGTCTTTTCCCCAATAGTTTCAAGTAGTTCTCTCCTACCTGCCTGAGCGCCCTCAAGGAACCCAATAGAATAGCCCATGATAGAATTCATTTCCTTCATGAAGGTTGTCGTATTAAAGCTTACTCTAATCATAGATCTATCGACTGATTCTCTGATCGTCTGAGAATTACTCTGTAATACTCTACCCCGCCGAAGGGGCCAATATGAGGAGTTACTGTAGCGAGCTCAAATAGCGTCGCTTTATCTTTTCTTACCCCAGAGCTCTCTATATAAACCAAGTTTTCGTCTCTATCTACTACATTGGTAACAAGAACATTTGTCAGGGCTCTGGCCTCTTCTTCTTCGTTAAACCGAATGTCTTCCTTAAATCTTCCAATGAGTACAGCCTCGATTGATAAATCTATATTTGTATTTAGCTCTCCCTTAAATCTTGAGCCAGCGGGGCCAAGGCCACAAGAGACAGACCTGTCTATGGTCCAAATTTTTGAAACATTACCGTAAGCCCCTTGGCTATTCTCTGAATAAAGAATGTCTGCCTGTAGAGGGTACACCGGATCGTTGCAGCCAATACTCACTATAAGACTCCAAGTTTAGGCATAGCCTTTGCGTACTTAGAAAGAATTTTGTCCACAATAAAATTTCCAGTTCCCTCGAACACCTTATCGTCAAAGGCTATCTTGAATTGGTCAGTCTGGTAGCTCTTCATGTAGCGCTCGGTGTACTGTAGCTTTCCGCAAGATATATCATCAATGAGCAGTTCTGTAGCGCGTACAATGTCTTTGGGAACCGTAGGATACCCCACGGCTAGCAAGATCTGGTAATCAAAAGATCTGGGGAATCCTCGGTACGAATATTTGGCTCCAGAAGCATCAGAGCTTGCCGCGGGAAGAATGATCGGAGCCCCTTCAAGCCTGTTAATCGCGGTGTCTTGGGACTCTATAATTGCGGTCTTGTCTTTTGTAATTTCGTAGCAAGTGTTGTATGAGTCTGGATCTTCCGAGTCATACATTAAGACGTTGTTTTCGTAAAGCTTTAAGACTTTCTTTGCATCCATCCATAATGGAATGTAGTCAGAGCCCATGCCTGTTATTTCAAGCAGATGCTTCTTGTAGTAGAAGCCTTGAATAATGACCGAGTCTATGATCGCTCTGGCTAATTCTTCGTGCTTTTTATGATCCTCGATCTCGGACGGGTTACCTGTCTTTGTTGTGGAGTCCACATATGGTCTCACTACATCTACGTAGTGGTTTCCGTCATCCACGCTCACGATGTAAGATCCATCGTAGGCAGAAGGCAAGGGAATTGTTACCGTCGATTCTGCGGTAGACGTAACTTCCCCTGTGGATACCGAATTATCAGACGTATCGATAATTGTGTAAGTGAACTCAGCGGAAGCGCTGGACACATCAATGACCGCGTCGGTCTGATAACTCGGGATCCTCAGTAGTTCCATTTTATGCCCCGAAGGCTCCAGCTACTTCTTTTGGCGTTGCTTCTCGAATATGGTTTCGAGTTAGCCAGTGAGCAGCTTTGGCTTTTGTTACAATGTTGTAACCGATGATGACCTTGCCTACACCCTGCCAAGATACGTTTCTTGTAGAGTAGAGAGCCACGGTGGCCTCCTTAGGTTTAGCGGTTGCTGTCTTCTTGGTGGACGCGGTAGCCGCCTTGGCTCCGATGACACCATCTTTTGTAGTCATATTTGAAGAACTCTTCCCACTTGTTGGCTTCTTGTCAGAGGCCTCCACAGTGATTAGATCTGGAGCTGAGGTATTAGTTTCCTCGTCCACCTCTCCGCCTTCTACATACCCTTCGAAGGTTGGCTCTTCATAACTAAGATCCTCTGATTCTACTTCTTCTAGAGTATCTTGTGTATCATTTTTTTCTGACATTATTGTCTCCTTTTTATGTCGTCTCTATATTATACCAGAAATAAAAGAAGGGCAAGGACCGAAGCCCCTGCCCTCCTTCCATTATTAAGTTGTAGCTTAGGAATCTGCTCCGGTATCGGCGTATGCGATGGCGTCTTCTTCTTCCCACTGAATTCCAAATCGAACGTACACTGTGTACTCGATTGTGTCCTTCTTGGCAACATACTCACGGTTTACAGTAATGTCTCTCTGGAAACCCCAAATACGGTTGGCAGGGAATGTCAGGTCGACATACCCTTCTGGGTAGTAAGGAACTTCCTGAACGTCTACACCAAGGACACGAGTACTACGTGCTGTACCTAGTGTCTGAGCGTTTCCATCCAAGTAGGCCTGGCGGTTACTCTCAGTGCCTGGTCCATTGCCAGCAAATGCCTCAGCAATTGCGTCTGCAAGGGTTCCGTTGTTCTTTACGATGCCCTGGAATACGTCTGTACCGGCGTAGAACTTAAGACCGTTCTTGAGCGCACGATACTTACGAGGAATAGCCAAAAGGATATTCTGCATAACCTCTGTAGTCCAAGCATTGTCTTCGACAGTAACTACAGACTCGTGTGCAGAGCCCGATGTGGCCTTGTTTACGAATCCGTCCATAATGGACAGGAAGTCTCCTGTAGCGTTGTCGCCGTTAATAGCTAGGTCTTCGAGGTCATTCGCAAAGGCAGAAGTCATTAGGCGAACCAAGTGGTCCTCTAGTGCTCCACCCTCGACGTTATCTTCGATGGCTTCCGAGCTTACTTCCCAGTCAAGACGAATCTTGGTAGTCCCAAGCTCGACCTTTGTGAAAGTTGCTCCTGTGTTAGTGTAGTTTCCTACGCCCTGGGCCGCGGCACGAATAACACGCTCTCCAACGTTTACTTTTTCAAGTTCCATTGTGTTTGCACGCATCGTAACTCTACGACCGTCCTTAGCTAGGATTGTACCATCCCAAACATAGTCGATAAAACGCTGTGCTTGTTCTGGACGTAGAATACCGCTAGCTGCGGTTCCCGACGGGTTTACAGCGTTTGGTCCTGTAGTCACTCCCATACTTGCTGTAGGAATATTTCCTAGTGTGTTTGCACCAGGATCTGTAACCCCACCAATGCCACCAGAAGCAAAAGCTCCCTCGGCGTTATAAGCTCCGGTAGGATCTCCTGATCCGTCTGGGTTGTTCTTTTTGATATCTTCCGACATATCGTCACCTCCTAAGTGATTATTGTTTTCTTAACTGAATAAATCGGTGTTTTTGAGGAAACGACCGCCCCATAGGGATTTCGCAACCATATTTGGTTGTTCCTGCACAACGTTGCCTACGTCGCCAGATTTGCGGAAAGCTGTGTCTTGCTCTACAGCATCGAACCTCTTTCCAAATTCATCGAACTGGCCCTTTGTTTCTGAGATCTCTTGCTTGGCAGCAGAGACTTCCTGGGATACTCCAGTTACTGATTTCTTCATTTCAGCCACATCAGCTGCGAGAGCCTTGATAGTGTCTGTTAGATCGCCTAAAGTTGCGGCAAAAGTCTTGTTGATTTCAATCATTTTTTCTTCATTGGAATCAGACTTTGCAACTTCATCTTCGGCAGCAGGAGTTTCATCAACTACTGGAACCTCGGAATCAGCCTTTGCAACATCTGCTGGGACTTCGTCAGCCTTTTCTGCTTCCTCGTCTTCCGCAGGAACAGCTTTTTCAAGCCCTTCCTCTTCTGTTACGGTCTCAACCTCAGGGGCGACCTCGTCTGATTTTTCTACAACCTCTTCGAGGTTAGCGGTTTCGTCAGTCATAGGACTTTCCTCCTTTGTTATCTTAGATAGATCGGTGCCTTTTGCACTATCAACTAAGAATTTTATTATGTCTTTTTTGTCTTCATCGGATTTCTCAACGAAGCCGATGTTCTTCATTTGTACTCCTGACAATGGGTGCTCTTGTGATTCGTTATCAGATATCATTACCATCCCTGACTCAGAATCCCAGAATACATTTTCTAACTCTGTGTCAGCATCGATGCCCTTAAGAACATCTTTGCCGTCTACTTTTTCAATTGAAAGAATGTTTGCGAACTGATTCGCGGGGGAGTCAACAAGAGACAGCTCTATAAGGTCATACTTCTGAATGACACGAATCTGACTATCCATCTTCTCATCGTAAGCGTCGTCCCACTTGATCATTTTTCCCCCGATGGAGAATCCTGCATAGGTTCCGTCAAGAACCTTTTCCCAAGTGTCATTGGCGCCCTTGGAGATATAAGCAGATACATACACTCCGCTATAAAATTTCTTAGTCTCTGGGTCAAAGTACTTATCTTCTTTGAAGGATACCATCTTGCCTACAGCGGAAGGCTGGTGCATTTCTCTGATATTCCCTCGAAAATTAGCGAATGCTTCCATCGAAGCCTGGGTGGTTACAACGTCTCGTTGCTTATCTATATTGTCAAGAGTCGCAAAACCTGATACAGTCCGTCTCTCAATGTCTACTTTCGAGAACGGCATTGATAGGCGAACGTCATCGCCCTGTGTGTCCCAGTGTGCTTTAAATATAGTCATACTACTACTAGTATATACGGTGTTTTATAAATTGTTACAAAAACGTTACCTTATTTAGAGGAGTTGCCTTCTCCAGCTGCATTTCTTCCTGAAACGGTTCCTGGGCCGTCAGACTGGTTATTACTTCTTTCGGAATCTCTTTCTCGATTCCGTGCGGTATTGGCTCTTGAGTCTGTTGCCATACGTGGGCTCATTTCGAAAACTTCGTCTCCTCCTGGTCTTTGAGGGAGTCCAATGCGTTCTCTAGCCTCGTTTGGAGTCATTACTTGATGCTTAACGTAACGCTCAACAATTTGTGATTCAGAGATTTCGTCTGTGAGGGTAAGCTCCTTAAACTTAAACTCAACAATGTCGGTTCTTTCAGCAATGATCTTGTTAATCATCTTTTCTAAGTTCTTCTGTTCTGGCCTAGCCATCTGCTCTTTAAATGTTCGATCTTGAGCAAGAGCGTCAGCAATGCTTGAGGTGTCACCACCGCCGACCTTGGAAAGTGGGACCTTGTGAGCAATAAGAATTTCTTGACGATTATGTAATCTATACTCCTTGAAGGATGCTTCCTGAATACCGTTTTCAATAGGCTTCATTTCCAACTCAACCTTGTTGTCCGCCGAGTCTCCTGGAAGAGGAATATACAAGGTCCTGTGCGACTGACCCTTTAGGCTTGTTTGTAAGAATCTAAACATTTTTTCTTCTGAGGCAGGAGAAAGCTTTGCCCCTTTAAGGGTGATGATGTATCTAGGAACTGCCTTGTTCGCAAAGTAGTCAATGTTAAACTGTGAGGCTAGCTGATCTCCATGCAGGGCGGATATTGCCGACATAATGTCTGGTACACCGTAGAAGGTGTTTAGGGGAGAATATTTTTTGTAGTGCAAGATCTCGTTTGGGCGCTTGTCGGTAGTCATTGGGCTTTGGTTTTGAGCCCCAAAATTTCTAAAGTAAACTACCTTATTTCCAATAATCTGAACATAACCGTCACGAAGTCTTCGCACTCTCATCGTTGTTGAAGGAATGTGCCCTACATAACCAATCTTCCCAGCTGTCGTTCTTCCGATTTCTAGATAACCATTTCCAGTAGATTGTACGTCAGTGTAAAACTTTGACAATGTTTGGGAAAGAGACTCTTCGCTATTTAAAGTGTCTACCCAATCACGAAGCTCAAGCCTTGTTCTTTCTATCTTTCGATTGGCTTTTTTGGCTTTTTCTTTATCTGTATTTTCTTCAAGCCTTAAGGTTGTCTTCGAAGAAACATGAAAGTCATAACCAAGGCCAACGATGTTCTGCACCTTTGCGTCAATGGCCGAGTGATTGGCAAACGATGTATCGTAGTAGTTTGCTAGCTCGTAAAGGTTCCAGGGTGGAGTAATAACATCAAACATTCCGTATCCATTACGGAATACGTCTCCTGGATTAATTTCTTGAGACTCTGCCCCGCCGATTCCTGTTGCATTAGCGTTTGCGCTATCTAAATAGGCATCCGTGGTGGGCATACTCAAAGCTTTGGCAATTCTCGATGTGCGGCGTTTAAAATTTTGGTCCAGGTCGCTATATGCTTTTAGATCTTCCCAGCTTTTGACAAAAGGGTCTGAGTCTTTAAACGGATCTTCGAACTCAGTGGGCGTATCAATCCTTGCATCGACACTATAGACCGAATCTTCGTTGGACATTTTAGTTCTCGTCTCCGTGAGTCATTAGAGTTTTTTTTGCCGCTATGACGGCACCCAGATCGTTCATACTGGGGATCAATCCCTGTTGCATTCTGTCAAGCTGTTCGCTATGTTCTTCCTCTGAGATCTTTCTCATGTTCGGATAAAACTTAGCTTTTCCGTCTGCTTCTCCGTAATGTCTCGCTGCATTTACCAGCTTTTCGATTTGAACGGTATCATTTTTCATAGACTCGATTGACAAGGCGTTACCACTTCCATCGGTAAAAGCCTTGCCGCTGGCCTTATGCCACACGTAAGTTCCGTAATTCGAGAACTCTTCTTTGATAATTTGGACTTTTGTGTCTCCGACTTGACCAGGAAACCGAGGCTTTTTTTGTTTCATAACCACAATTATAACATATTAAGAATTACGCTGAGTCAAGTATTTGTCTTGTCCACTTAACGTCCTTGAACATGCTGTATTTATAGTTGTTAAACTTGAGTACCGTTTCGTCTTGCACCACCACTCTGTCTGTTCCAGTGAACTGCTTGTAGATTTTGCTGGTATCAATTACAGAAGGCTTAGCCTCTGTAAGGAAAAGCACCTGTTGCCAAGTAGAGTCTTCCCAGTCTTCCCAGTTCAAGGGGTTGTCTGGCTCTGACCTAACAGCATACCACTTTCGATAAGAGAATCTTTGCTCTTCGTCCTTCTTCGTGATCTGGTAGTAAGAAATATTATTTACAAGTATTGGGCTTGTTACTCTTAGGGCGCCCGCAAAAAGAGAGAAGTCTAAGGGTGTCTGGAAGGAAAGGCCTAAGACCGTCCAGGTATTAGAGTTTATAGAAGCCCTATTTGTAGCTTTTCCGTCGACGGTATAAAGAATTGTGGGATCTACCTGACCAGTATTTCCGTCGATAGCAAAGATATATCCACGCAGCGCGGTTGACGCCTCTTTTACTAGATAAAACTTTACGGTCTTAGTCTTGTCTTCTATTTCAAAGATTTGTACGGGGCTTTCTGGGAAGAGCTTTTCATCATACCTAAAAGCCAACTGTACGGCACTCAGCTTGAAGAATGAGCTTAAAGATTTATTAATGGGAGAAGCAATTCCTAGGTTGTCAGACGTAGAGAAGTCTCCGCGCATTCTAATTCCACTACTGCCTGTCAAGTACAGGTGTGGAGAGCTGCCTTTGTATATGCTGTAGGGACTTACGTTCTTGTAGTCATAGTAGCTTCCTACTTTTCTATAAGGATGAATGTCTGCGCCAAACCTAGTTCCAATTTTGTTTGGAGAGAATCCTAAGGACTGTGATGCCAGCTGTAGAGAACTGATTCTGACGGGGTTAGAGATTATTCCCTGAATACCCATTTCGATGTGAATATTTATAGAAAGACTCTTGAAGTTTATTCCAGGGGGTGCGTAGATAATTGTATCGTTTAGCACCTCATACTTTGTATCTAGCCATTCGTCCCCCGCTGGAAGAACGACTCCTCCGTTAGGCAAAAATTTTGTATTTAGAAAGCTTGAGTATGTCTTGTTTGACCCCGCGGCTAAATACTGAAAGGTTACGTAGGTTTTTACCATTGACCCTGTGCTGTCGTAATTTCCCTCACTAAAGTTTGCAAACCTTGGGTAGTCCAAATTTAGTTGAAGGAAATCAAACTCAAGCTTTTTGACATTTGCGGCATTCGCTACATACTTACCAAAGTAACTTAGCGGCAGGTAGTCTTCCCAATATGAATCAATCCCAATGTCAAGAATGTACCTTCCTAACTCTATCTTTGGCAACAACGTGTAGCTCGCCAGGTGCGACGTTGTGTCCACTTTTGGAAAGTCGTAGGGATCTCCACCATCTAAGTATTGATTCCAGAACTCTGTGTCTGGAGATCCACCATTATAGAATATAAAGTCTTCGTAATTATCAAATACATTTTCAAAGTCCGTAGGAACTCCTCGGCCAGAAAATGCTCCACCTATTTTCTTTAGGTTTCTTTCGGTAGAGAACCCAATCCTGTACATCTTGCCTTTAAAGGTATTAGTTAGAGAAGATCCTCCACCGACAAATACCCGAATATTTTGCTTGGCACCAAAGAAAGAGGAAAGCCTTCTTCCGTGTTGTGCCACAAACCTTGGTATATGAAGACCTACAAGAAATTGTTGATTTTCTAAAAGGTAACAATAATACAGAAGCTCTTCTTCTGTTCCTCCAGATGGAAGGATAGACTTTAGAGTGTAGGTAACAATGTGATCAACCTCAGGAGTTGTTTGTTCTTCTATAGCGATAGTTAGGGTTGCTCCGCTTTTTTCGTTTACCAGTTCAAAAAGAATTTGCTTGTCTGGACCAACGCTATTAACTTCAAATATTCCATAAAAAGCTTTTGTCTCTTCGAGTAAGATGTTTAGGCTTTCAAAAAGCATGTGTCCGTTGGTGTCGTCCCATCCAGCATCAGGATTTAGGCTTATGAAGTTGGTCCCCAATCCCTGGGCGTTTTCACTAGACGTATACCATTCGCTATTTGTTTTATTATCAAAGTTTATGGTTGGCAGAGTATAGGAAGGAAGAGACAGCTGTTGCTCATCAGGTACTAGGTTTTCTATTACTCCGTTCCTCCACCTACCAATTTGGGGGTAGGA